TCTTTCTCTTTACGAGCATTATGGGCTTCTTGTACATCCATCGCAGAAGCACGAGCCTTGATCTTTGCCCAGACATCCATCTTATTAGCCTGAAAGAACAACATCTGAAGTTCTTTCTCAAACTCACGGGTCTGCTCAAGAGCCATCTCAATCTCGATAGCCATACCCATGCTAGAGCCACCCTTCTTCTTGGACTCTACAACAGCCTTCGTAGCCTCACTCTTGGCATTGAAATACTTACCTAAAAGTGGCCCAAGAGAAGCAACATCATCAACAGTCTTAGAAGCCTGTTTAATGAGCTTTACAGCACTCTGTATACCTGCTAGAGCGCTTACTGGATCTATGGGCAACATTCCAAAACCTCTGGTAAGTTGTAGTTAAAAAGTCATTGTTCTGTAGGATTCATTACAGAACTTAGCAAACCTCTAGTGAAATAAGATGGTTGTTGACCAGGAGTAGTGCCAGTTAATAAGCCACTCATAGCCTTTTCAGCCGCTTGTCGTCGAATCAGTGCCTGAAGTTTATCAGCGCCATAACCAGCCGCAGCAATTGGAATTGAATATTTCAAAGTTTCAGGGCTTCCAACACCGAAACCAACTGCTCCACCAGTAATCAATTGACTGCGTTGTGGGTTAAATTTAGCCATCAAAGTGAGCAATGGGTCTAAAGAACTACCTTTGGCAACCGCTTTAATGGCATTTTGCTCATCTTTGCTAAACAAATTCATCTTGTTTTTGTTAGCCGCAAGACTAATGAATCCTTGGCGAATCAACTCACTTTCAGAAGCAGTTGGATTTATCGCTTTGGTTTCAGCAACATTCAAAATGTTATCAAGCGTTGAAGCACGACTTAGATTTCTAAAATCCTTACGAGCATCCATTATTGTTTTGACCGCAGTATCAATTCCACCCGCACCAGAAACAACATCTTTTGGAGACAAAGTAGCCACATGATCGTCAATAGTGTCGACCATCTCTCTTGCTAAACGGCGAATATTCTTGTCTGGATTGCTTTTTAGATTGTTTGCCAATCTACGCATCTGTTCAACATTGTCAAAAGTAATGTTTCCACGCTGTAGGATGCTCTCGTACTTATTCAAGATGTTTGCAACAGGCGCAGCATTTTCTGGAATATAGTCAACAGCATCAAGTTTTGTTTTTACTTTGTCTACCAAACTAGTAGCATTCTTATTAGATAACTCAATACCTTGATCGCTTACTTTTGTGTAAGCACGAGATGCCTTTTGCTGAACATCAGCCATTGTGGTAGTTGGTTGTTTTCCAGAAGAAAGGCGACCCGCTACATCTCCAGTTGTTTTGCCAACAGCACCTGAAACGCCCAAAGCTGCAATAGTTGCCGCCAAATCGCTTCCTGTTATTTCTTTTGTGGCTTCTGCAACAGGTTGTGCAACCATAGGAGCAGTTGTAGCCGCAGGTAGTTGACGGACAAGATCCGCACCAAAGATTGATTTAGGAGCCATTGCCGCCATACCACCAGCAGATACTAAACCCTGCATTCCAGCTTGTGCGGCTCTTTCAGCACCAGTTTCAGGTTGCGGAACACCTAACTGCGTCAAACCACGACTTTGTGCTTGAGACAAATATGGAACACGCTTTTCAGAACCAACAGCCATAGCGCCTAAATTGGCCGCTCCACTTAAAAAGTCAGTAACGATATTTGAAGGAGCAGATGCACCAGTAATAACAGCACGAGTAGCCAAGCCAAGTTGTCTACGCAACATATCACCTAGACCTTGCTCTTTTGGCGCTTCAGAAGGCGTTTTAGGAGCTTCTGGAGATGCTTGAGCAGTCTCTGTAGGTGCATTGCCTAAACTAGCCTTAATTCTGGCTAAAGCGGCTTCATTTGTTAAGCCATCAGGCAATTCATACGATACGCCTTTGTATTCATAAACAGTTGGCATGATGCTTACCTTTAGTCTAGTTTAATAGGGTTTTGTGGTGTACCAACCGCAGGGCCGTAATAAGGCTCAACACCTTGTGACTTACGGCGACTATCAATGCGTTTTTGAGCATTTTCTCTAGCTTTTTCAGTAGATTTAGAAAAGTTACTAAGAGCCTCAAGTGTTGTTTTTGTGTCATAACCACCAAAAGCGGCAATAAGTTCATTAGCAAATCGCAAAACGTCTTTATCAGTTTGAACTCCTTTAGCCGCATCTGTCTTCAAGTTGGTAGCTTCTTGAACAGCACGTTGTAAAGCCGCATAGTTACGACTTTCAACACTAGAGTTACCTGCCGCATTCTGTGCTTGATAGCGCAGATTGTTTACAGGGCCAAGTTCTAGTGGTGGTTTTCCAGTTTTAGGATCTGGTGTTAATGTAGCAATAGCAGGAGCTAATGAATCCTGACGAGCTTTTAATGAATCAACCAATTCCAACTCTTTATCCTCTTCTTTTTGTAAAGAAGGAGCAAGGACTTTAGGGCCTTTAAGTGAATTTGTTAGCTCTCTTAACTCTCTAGCCGAGTCAATTCTCATTTGTGCAATTTCTTTGGCATTAGCGCCAGCTACACGAGCCGCTTCAAGTTTGGCATCAGCCGCAACTTTAGCCGCATCAATTCTTGCCTGATTAGCAAGTTGAGCCGTTTCATTTCTTGCTACATTTGCTGCCGCTTTGTCTGCTGAAGCCTGTAAAGCCGCCAAAACCTTATCTGGAGAGCCATATTTAGTAACAATGGCAAGAACCTGATCTTGTGTTGCATCAGGGCCAAGTTTAGACAACTCATCACGCAATTGCTCTTCTTGTCGAATGGACAGTTGAGTTTTAGATGCTTGAGCTAATGATGCTTGCTCTGCCGCTCTTCTTTGACCAACAAGAGCTAAGTCACTTTCTGCTTTACGAGCATAATCCATCAATGCAATAGCACCTTGTGCATCACCAATTTGATTTAATTGATTAGCAGCATTTACATAAGATTGTGGATTAGTTTGATCAAGTTGACCAATGATCTGTTGACGAGCAGAGATTATCTTCATTTGTGGGTCTTCTACACCCATCAAACTACCAATAGCATTACCTAATCCTTTAGCACCACCATAAATCATTGCCGTACCACGGGCTGATGGATTTAGTTTGGCAAGGTTAATGCCTTCATTTAGTGCGCTTATTCGTTGTTGCTCACCATACATTTCAGGTGTCAAACCAAATAGACCCGCTACCATATTTTCTGCCATGATAAATCCTTAATCAAATAAACCACCGAGGAATCTGCCAAATGTTGGAGATGCGCCCAGTCCACCCAGTAAAGAAGCATAAGGATTGGTCGTTGCCGCTTGACTTGTTGCCAACTCAGCACTCTGACCCGCACCAACCAAACCAAGTCGACCAACATTAGCACCCGCTTGTGCCGCTTGTTGACCAAGAGCAGAACCCATAGTCAATGGTTGTTGACCAAGAGCCTCAAGCCCTTGAACTTGTCCAGAAGCAGTTGTATAGGGTGTATAAGCCGCTTGTTGACCACCATAGTACTGACCCATTGCACTAGCACCTTGACCAAGTAATCCCGCACCAAATTGAACTTGCTGTTGACCAGCTTGTTGGGCTTGAGCCGCCAATTGAGCCTCTTGCATTGCACGAGCGTTATACAGAGCCTGTAACTCAGGAGTCGTAGCACCATAAGAGCCACCTTGAGCAACAGAAAGACCCGAACGACCTTGCTGTTGTAGTCTGTTTTGCAGATTAGCCAACTCTAACTCTCTGCCTGGTTGCAACAAAGCCAACTGTTGATTCAAGTAATTCTGAGCAACAGATTGAGGGCTTTGAGCCAGATACTGATTACCAAGGTTAAACAGAGATTGAGCGCCTGTTTGCAAAGGAGCAAATTGTGCTTGAGCCTGTTCTGCCTGAGTCAATCCTTGGTTCTGTAAAGCAACTAATCTATCTTGTTGGGCTTTAGCTTCAGGTGTTAAGGTATACCCTGCGCTAACCAATTGACCAGTTGTAGGATCAACTTTGAACTCAGAAGTGCCAAATCTAGTTGTCATTCCAACAGGACGGAACTGTGCGGCTTGTTTAGCGGCAGCAGTCTCAGCTTCAATCATTGCTTGGGCTTTTTGAGCCGCTTCTCTAGCTGTTTGCTCTTGTAGTAATCCACCACCAAGAGTTAAACCTGTTGACAGAAGATTTCCAAGTCCAGAACCTAAACCAGAACCTAAACCAGAACCTAGAGCAGAACCAACTCCTGTATTTAAAGCACCAGTTCCAAGATTTGCCATTGTGTTACCTACCCCGCCTACTGTAGCGGCTGTACCCGCACCTGTTCCTAGCAATTGTGTTCCTAGTGTAGAACCAGACAAAATACCTGTTCCTGTTAAACCAGTTGCACCTGTTGTACCCAACAAACCAGTACCCAAAGTAGAACCTGATAAAACACCAGTTCCTGTCAAGCCACCACCTGCAGTAATACCTGCGCCTACACCAGAAGTGCCTAATCCTGCAGTACCCGCTTGTAAACCAAAACCACTAGAACCTGCGGTAATGCCACCACCAGCGCCCATGCCAACTACCTCTGGGGCAATAGCCGCTACTTCTGGGGCTACTGCGGCAAGACTAGGAGCAGCACTTGAGAGTAAACCACCCGTACCTGCCGCCGCTGCCTCTGCCGCTGGCAATCCTAATGCCGCTGCCTCTGTAGCGGTTAAACCTAATTCTGCGGCTGTTAAACCTGAAGCACCTGCACTGCCAGCTCCTGTAGCACCAGTTGCCGCACCACCCAATAGACTTTGAGCACCAAGAGTACCCAATGCAAGAGCACCGATAGGGATTGCCGCTTTTACAATAGGATCACGGCTTGATGCACCTTGGGTAAAGAAAGTAGGGTTTCCTTGTTCATCAAACTGAACACCATATCCAGTATTACCCTTACCCTCGTAAGTTCCACCAAAGAACTCACCTGTTTGTCGTGTTGTGTAGGTGTTAGGAACTGCTTGACCAGTTACCTTATTGCCATAGGTTTGCTCAGTTACAGTCTGGTAAATTGGCTCGCCTGTATCCTCATAACCTACGATCTTCTCAACTTGTTGGGTTATAGGGCCAAACTGACTAATGTCTGTAATTCCTGTTTCAGCAAGAATTCGAGCCATGTCCTTAGTAGCTTGATCAGCACCAACACCACCTGACCATTGAGATGTGTTGCTTCTGGCTTGGATTTGTTTTACCAAGTTATCAATGATTGTTGCTTTATCTGTAGCCATAGTAGGTTGCTTTGCCATAGTAGGTTGCTGAACAACAGGTGGCGGAGCAAGCATTTGCTGAATACTAGGCTGTAAACCTGTGTCCTCGAAGTCCATCAGGAAATTGTTTTCTCTTGCTCTAGCCATAATTTTTACTCCACTTTAGGGATTTGTGCTTCTGCTTGTTCTTTAATCTTAACAATCAAAGGCCAGACACCAGATTTAGCTGGCATCTCACCAAGAACATTTAAAATAAATTGGACTTCACTTTGTTCTAAATCTAAATTCATGCTTCACCCCAAGGCTTACCAGTAGCTTTTACAGGGTTTTTCTTCAACTCAATCTGAGCCGCCAAAGCAGACTCTGTAGCTTCTTTGTCTACGCTTTCCCATACCCAATTAAGGACTGTTGCTTCTGTGAGGGATGCGTAAGGAATTGTAGGAGTGCCTTCAGCCCATGAGACTGTTGCGTAGGCAGAGGCAGAGTGTTCTCCATCTACTGCTGTGCAAGTCCAATGGGCACAAAAAACGAACCCGTCTGCTGTTTTGCTATCAAGATTTGAGACTGACCAGTTGTATGTTGTCATGATTTTCCTTACAGGTTAGCGGCATCCAAACGTGCCTTGAGTGATTCAATGATTGCTTGTTGTTCTTGGATGGCTTTGACAAGACGAGCTTCTGTTTTGCTCCAACCTGTAATGGACATAATTTTTTCAGATGAATCGTCTGTTGAAATTACATCAGGATAAACCTGTTGTATTTCTTGTGCTATGAAACCAACCTGATGACCGCCACCATAAGACTCAATGTAGTCAAACTCAACAGGGCGCAAAGCCATAATGTTTGCAAGTTGTGATGGCAGCTCAGCAATATTTTCTTTCACCCGTTGATCAGACGTTGAACCAAACGCTGCTGTGTTTGCGCCATTAGCGGTGATTTTCCCGCAGTTTGCACTGCCATTGTTAATTTGGAACTGAATAAAGTTCTGTGATGTAGTTGAGTCGTTATCAAATTTGGTTACTAAAATAGCTTGATATGCGGTGTCTCCAGTAACGCTTGTAGTAGCGATAGGAGACTGCGCTGCGCTTCCTGCGGTAACAGCAAGTCTTCCACCAGCTGTCGTAGTCCCCACCAGCAAGTTACCGCTTGAGTCTATACGGGCACGTTCTGAGCCACCTGTCTTTAATACAAGCGTTTGGTCTACTCCATTTCCACCGATGTACCAATTCTCTGTTGAGCCGTATTTAGAGCTAATGTAGTTGTAGCTTGCGCCATTTGCATTTAACGCATTTAATTGAATTCCAGACGCATAGTTATTGGTAGATGTCTCCAGATTTAATATGGAATCTGTACTTGCCGCACCAACAATCCTTGCTCTGCCGTTTGCGCTAGTGCCACCAAGAATCCAATTCCCACTCGCATCCAGAGTCATTGCCTGAGTAAGGGTAATAGCGTTTCCTGCTGTTTGTGATGCGCCGTTAAACCAACTGTGGCCGCCATCACTCATCACATAGCGTCTGCTTGCGCCCGTGTATTTGGTGATCCAATTTGATCCGTTGAAAAACGCGTTTTGCGTTACAGCAACATCGACCGAGCCAGCGTTTGTGTTGGCAATTGCCCCGAACTGAACGTCAATGGCTTTGTATCCTCCACCCCAAGCACTAGGAGTAACTCCCAAGCCTAGATTGCCAGAGGTGTCAAACCTAGCTATCTCCGCACCGCCTTCAGCAAAAGCAATCGTGTCAGCGGCAGGGAAGAACATACCTGTGTTAGTGTCGCCTGTTGTGGTAATGGCGGGAGCACCAGCCGAGCCAGCGGAGAATGTTGCAACACCCGTTGCGCCCAAAGTAGTAAACGCACCAGTAGATGCAGTAGTCGCACCAATGGTTGTATCGTTGATAGTTCCACCAGTTATCGCAGCAGAAGCATTGTCTGTCTTCGTAGCAATAGCAGTAGCAATGTTATTGAACTCAGTATCAATCTCAGTACCACGAACAATCTTGAGTGGATCACCAGGCGTTAGATTGTCTTTAGTTGCAAAGTTAGTGCTTTTTGTGTAATTTGACAAGATTATTCTCCTTGTGTGAGTTTAATACTCACGAAATTTTGCCATTCTTAGATTGAATCTCAATCTTCTGAATTGATAATTGAGTGCCGTTGATCGTAGTTTCGTAACCAGTTTGAACAATCTTTCCTGCACCAGAAGCATTCACATCCAATGTTCTGATAAGCACACCACTTGAATACTGAGCAACCCCATATTCAGCTATTCCATACTCAGAAATAGATTGTGTAGCAATGTTGGCGTTTGCAGACAGATAATTGGCTGCGAAGTCAAATCCCCACTTGATCGTCACAAACTGGTTTGAGCCACCAATGATGATTGTCTTGATTCTCTTGAGAACAGAGATCTGATTCTCATTGCCCAGATCAGCATGGTTCGTGTA